CAATCACAGAAGGAGGCACAGGTCAAAGATATTTGTATAATAATTCTATTGTTTGGGGCGCAATTTAATTTCTCCCCATATAGAAATGAATACCGACACATTTAATTCTGTTTTTTGGATTAGTTTTTTAACTATTGTATCAGGTATGATATTGAAACTCGCCAGTATGTGTCAAAAATCAAAATGTAAAGAGTGTTCCATTTGTGGAGGTCGCATTAAGATTATTAGGGATATTGAGGCAGAAACTGAATTGGAACTCGCAAACCCACCAAGTCCAAGTTCCAAGAATTTAGGCAATACAACCGATTAGTCCATTTTTATAAAAAATGGAGTTAAAATCATTAGGTAGAATCTATATTTTAAAATCGCAATATATTAATAAATGGTTTATAATATATTGCCTTATACCAAAAAAAGAGCAAAAGAGTTGGGTGTCAAAATATTCCCAAGTGATAATCCCAAATACAAGTTGGAAGTTTATGATTGGCACGGAAATTTCATTACCTATTGTGGTGCGGCTTTTTTTAGTGATTTTCCCCATTATTTAAAAATGGAAGAAGAAGGTAAAGTCCCAAAAGGATACGCAAAAGAAAGGCAAAGATTATATTGGTTACGACATCATAAAGAGATTGAAAAATTAGGAAACGAATGGGAAGGAAGTAGGTCATATTATTCTTTTTTATTACTTTGGTAAGTTTATTTAGCGCAAATAAAAACTACACATATAATAATAATGTTAAGTGACGAGCAAATAATTCCATTAGCTAAAAAGATGGGAATACCTCTTGAGAGAGTATGTTTTAAATCACAATTAGAAGATGAACCTTTAGAATATAATAGAGCTTATATTGTTAATTTTGATGACGAGTTTGATGAAGTAGGTGGATTGAACGCAGGGTCACATTTCGTGGCATTTCAAATAAACCAATATCCTAATGGACGAAAAGAAGGTATTTATTTTGACCCATATGGATTAGCTAGTCCTAAAACAATCCTGAATTATACAGGTAATATACCTCACACTACAAAAGATATTCAAGGAGTATTGGGAGAAGTATGTGGATATTTTTGTTTAGCTTTTCTTCATTACGTGAATGCTTATAAAGGGAGAACCAAAGACCTTCATACAGACACAGACCATTTTTTAGAATTCTTTTTGGATATAAACAAAAAAGATGATTTAGCAAAGCAAAATGAATATATTTTGAAACAATTTTTTAGAACACCTGACAGCAAGACACCTGTGGAAGTTGATTTGGGTAAATCTTTTACTAATGGATAGAATCTTTCTTTTATCTCCATTCTCCGTTTTCTCCGCATTCAAAGAATTATTTAATATTTTAGTCCCTCGTAGAGAAGATTTTAAAAAGCGGAGAAAGTGGAGAATTGGAGAAACTCTATTTTTCATTAAAAGAAATAATTGAAATAAATTTCACAAGATTATAAATTTATATCAATATAAACTATTCGTAAAATCTATTTAAAGATAATGTTTGTTAATAATATAAGTAGAATGGAACATTTAGACAATCAAATTAGATATTCAACAACCATCTTGGGAAAAAAGGATAAATATATTTCAGCTGACGAATATGAAGCAGAGTGTTTAAATTCAAATTACAACTGCTATGAATATTTGCCAACGGATGATAACATAAAAGTAAAACCTCATTTTGATATTGAAATAAAACCTGAATATTGTGAAGAAGGAGAAGAATATAAAAACTCTACACAAGCGGTTCTTGATATTGCGATTTTAGAAATTAAAAAACATTTTCCTGAGGCAAGATGGGGGATTAAAGATTCTTCAAGTGAAAGTTATATTGCCAAAGATAAAGATGGAGAATATGAATCTTGGAAAGAATCATTACATATCATTATTCCAAACTATAAAATTACTCGTAGCAATTGTTTATCTATAGTTAATGATATGAATGAAGCTATAAGAAAAGAGAAAAAAATGGCAGGAATTTATAAAATCAAAGATGAAATAGAAACTCCATTCTTTGATAATAGCATTTACAAAGGAGAAAGAAAAATGAGAAGCCCTTATGCTAATAAACAATATTGGCAAAAAGGGGAAAAAATATTTACAGAAAATCGCCCATTTCAAATTATAGAAGGAACATTTAATGATTGTTTGATTACAGCTTGTTTTCACGAAGATGTAATTGAATTTTCGGCTTTAGAAAATTATTGTAGCAGTCCAAACTCAATTACATCTATTACTGATGAACCAAAAAAGAAAAAGCAAAAAACAAAACCAAAAATTATTATTGAAGAAGATAAACCAACTGAGCTAACACAAAATCAAGAATTATTATTAATTCCATTATCAAACTTGGATAGAAAAAAATGGATTAATGTTTGTTCTTGTTTAAAATTTAATGAAATGACAAACGATGATTGGTTATTATTTTGTAAAACGAATAATTTAAATATGGATACAGAAAAAATAGAATTATTTAAAAACATAAAAACAGATTCAGCATTAGAAATTTATTATCTTCAAGGATTGGTAAAAAAAGGGAATCCTGTTGAGTATCAAAAATGGAAAGACAAATGGAGAAATTATTTCATTTCAATTGAAGATTTAAAAGTTCCTTCCAAATGTGCGGAAAAAATAAAAAGTGGTCTTAAAAGAAATTTAGTATTGTGTAAAGAGAACTGGTATATGAAGACAGAAAATAATTTATGGAAACAACAAAAAGAACCATCATATTATATAATCAAAGAACTCACAAAATATATTGATTATAGCCAGTTACAATTAGCTACAAAAATAAGTGAAACAGATGGAGAAGAAAAAGAAAAATGGATTGAAATTCAAAAAATATATTTAAGTTCTTATGCGAAAATAGAGTCAAGTGGTTTTATAAGTATAATTATTAAATGTTGTAAAACTCTATTAGCTGATGATAATTTTGATTCCAAATTAGATGCGAATTCAGGAAAATTTGCTTTTCAAAATGGAATTTTAAATTTAGAAACTTTAGAATTCAAAGAAGGAATTGACGCTTTTGATTATATTAAAAATACAATTCCTCACGATTATGTATTGCCAAACAAAAAAAAAATGGAATATTTAAAAAATGAAGTGTTATTAAAAATTATGAATAATAATACAGAACACTTGGAATATTTCTTAAGTTTGATTGGCTATACATATATCGGCTCACCAAACTTAGAAAAATCTATTTATTTCTGTATTGATAAAACTATGAAGTCAGCAGGTGATAATGGAAAAACATTTTGGTTTGATATTTTATCACACGTGTTACCTAACTATACTTATGGCACACAATCAACATTTTTAGAATTAGGAAATGCTAAAATTCATAAACAATTGGCTATGATGAAAGGAATACGAATGTTGTGGATGGATGAATTTTCCAAGAAAAAAACAAATGCGGTTTTAATTAAAAAAATAGCTGATGGTTTAGGTATTGAAAATGAAATAATGTATGGAACAAGTGAGATAATGACTATATTATTTAAAGCTTGGATTTTAACGAATCATTTACCAAATATTGACCCTGAAGAAACAGCAGTATTTAATCGTGCGAAGCAAATTTCCTATGGTTCTCATTTTGATAGAACAGGAGAACGTGAAGAAGAAGAACCTAATAAATTATTATTTATTGCGGATACAACTTTGCCTACTAAAATAAAAACTGAATACATAAATGAAGTGATAGGATTAGTAATTGAATATGCGAATAAATATTATAATTCAGGAATTCCTCCAATTCCTCAACAATTCAAAAATGATGTAAAAGAAACTCAAGCAGCAAATGATTTATTTGGAGAATGGTTTAATGATAATATAAAAGAAAAAGAATTTTCAGAATTGCCATTAGATTTAATTATAAAACAAACAGGAATGAAAAAAGAAATGGTAAAAGATTCTATGAAACGTAAAGGATTTATTTATAAAAAAGATTTAACAGGTATGGGAAAAGATAATTATAATAAATATTATAAAGGTGGATATGAAGGAATATGTTACGATGAACCAATTGAAGATGATACCAATTGAAGAGTCAAAAATGGATTAGATAATTTATAAAAAAACAATTTTTTTTATAAATATTAAAGGCACTACCCTACAATTATTCCTCAACAATTATTTTGGTTTTTTTGGTATAAGGTTTCCTAACCTTTTTAGGTGTGACAATTTCATTTTCAATATTTTCAGGGGACACGATAACTTCCATTTTTGTTATATTTGAAGGTTTTGATTGAATATAATAGTTGGCTTCAATAATAGAAGAACCCATCGCTTTCATATCTTTTTCTAATTCTTTTTTAGTTTCAATCATATCTCCATATTTTTCAGTCAAGAAAGTATGCCTCATTTGATTACAACCTGCGCCATTAGGTCTTGAGAACATTTTATTTAAACGTTGATTAATTTGACTAGCATTAAGCTTAGAATTTTTAACATCAACCAAAAGATATTCTTGATTTTCAGGTGTGGCTTTAATCCATTTAGAAATAATTTTCTTTAACTCAGGAGGAATAGGAATTACTTGAGCTGGAATTTCTCTAACTCCTTTAGTGGTATTAACAATTCTGCCTTTAAAATTGTTAAATACAAAAGTATCTTTATCCATAAAATTATCAATCTTAGGGTCTATATTACGAATTTTAAAAGAAAATATATCCATACTGCGACGTGGTGGAATATATTTATTTGAAAATAGGCAAAGCAAAATGTATTGCTGAATTTCTTGACAATCTGCTTGTGTCAATAAATCTTTTCTATATAAAACGGCAACTGATTTTTTCATTTTTTCTAACAATTCATTTATTTCATTTGAATCAACCCAGTTGTTAGCTTGTTCTTCAGTCATCTCTTGTTTATCAACATTAGCTTTTAAAGCTTTGCCAACTTTTGTCATTTCATCTCTGTATTCAGGTTTATCAAATATAACAGAACAAGCAGATAGAATAACTTTCTTTTGTGCTGGTTTTTTATCTGCGATGTGATTGAAAATTAATTCCACATTATCTAATTTTGCTAATGTGTTTAAATCAAAAACTTCTTCAGGCAATAATGTTTTTGCTAAACTACTCATTATTGAAACGTAAGTTGCCAACGATTTTTCTGTTAAACTTGGTCTGCGTGATAGTATATGTTCCTTAACTTCCATTCTATATAAATTGTGTAATATTTTTAAATCTGTTTTAGAACTCATTATATTAATATAAAAGATGTATTTAAGTTGTTTATATCAATATTAACTTGATGATGTTTCTATTTCATTTTTTTCTTTTAATAATAATTTCTTTTTCTCTCTACAACGTTGTTGATAAACTCTATTTTTTTCTTTATTTTCTTTACGCCAACCAATTTTATAAATTCTAATCCTATCAATATTTTTATTATCATAATTTTTTTGATATGCTAAACGCTCTACACGATTTTCATTATACCATTCTTTAGGAGTTCTTCCAGCTATATATTTATTAATACAAGGATTTGCTTTTTGATGTTCTCCTTCACGTTTATTTAATTCTTCCACGTTAGCACAAGGATAAGATTCAATCAAAGTAATTTCTAAATTTTCAGCACCATATTTGCTAATAAGTATTTGACTATTACAAACACTTTGTTTTGATTTATGTTTATTCCATCTTGAATTTAATGAAATAGTTGTAGAGCCAATATAAATGTCTTCAGGTGGATGTGGAACTGAAGGTTCAATCTTGTAAATCTTTCCTTTTGAGTAATCAGGCATTATAATAATACTTGTTGGAATCATTTAAGTCCTTATTAACGAAAAGATATTAAAGATATATATTAATATAAATTATGGATTCTTTATTATATCAAATTCAAAATCAATCAAAAATAGTTGATATGTATAAAGATGAGAAAAAAGAAATAAAAAAACAAAAAGCAATTGACAAGAAAGCAAAAAATTATTATGGAGATTCTAAAGAATATAGGAATGAATGGAAACGAAACAATAAACGTAAGGCAGAACCAAGACAACGAACTAAGTGGATAGAATAGAACTTTCCAATATTCACTTATTCTCCATTCTCCGTTTTCTCCGCTCTCAAGGAATTATTTAATATTTTTGGTCCTCGTAGAGAAGATTTTAAAATGCGGAGAAAACGGAGAAACGGAGAAAAAAAAGAACTTTTATATTTACATTTTTTATCTTTTTTTGTTTTTAAAAATATTCTAATTTTAAAAATAAACTAAACTAATTTAAATGGTTTTGTATTTTTGATGATAAGAGGACTCTTTGTGTTTGTAAAAATTGTTTCTTAAAATATTCATACCACAATCGCACTTAATTTTCTCACCTTTATATTCACTTCTCCTCTGCTTGTCTTTGTCTTTGGCTTTGGCTGCTTCATTATCGTAACATAATTGAATAACTGCTAAAATTTGTGATTGGTTCTCGTCAGCATCATATTTTTTAATTCGGTTTAACAAATGACCGAGTGAGGATTTATTTAATTTTTTAGATTTGTCATCACAAGTAGAATCATTTTCATTTTCAATAATAAATTCTGTGTCATCATCATCATCATCCTCAATAATTACTTTTGTTTTTTTAATTTTTGATTCAGTATTCATTTTAGTATTAGTAACAGGGCTTGACATTATAATTATACATATCACTATTTCTTTAAATTGTATTTCAATTTTTTTTATATATGATTAATAGAATCCCTATGTTTTTTCCAATCTGTTTTTTGACACTCTAAACTACAATAATAAACTTTATTACAACACGAGCATCTTTTTGTAGTTTCTACTTGACAAACGGAACAAGGGGTTTTATATTTTTCTCCAGTTGCTTCTTTATACAATTTTCTAAATTCTTTTGTATTTATATATCCTTCGGCTGTCATTCGTTGGTATGTTTCTGTATCCAAGAATCCGTAACTATACTCCAACTCTACTTTAAATTTCTCAAGAATTACAATTCCAAGCTGAAAATTTCTCATTTGAATACTACCTACTTCAATTTCGTCCCAACATATATCAATATCCTCCAACATCTCAGTCCAAAATGTTTTTTGGTATTCAATACTTTTTCCTTTTCTTAAATCATCAACAATAATACTTTCTATTTTTTTAATAGATTCCACAAAGTGTATTTCATCTCTAAATTTAGATTCCACATTTTTATTTCTGTAATAATAAGTAATGCTATAATTCATTTTTAAAATATATTTGTTATTGTATAATGCTTTCAAGAAAAAAATATATTTTTATTTCACTTTTTTTTTTAAATACTAATAAATTGAGTTACTGAAATTTTATTTTTTAGATTTAGAAATTTTCTTAATTTGTTTTTCAGCAGCATCAGCAAATAATTTTTCAGTATAATCTAAAATATATTCAGCTTGAACTACAAGTTTAATCATATAGTTTAAAATTATTTTTTTTCTATCAAGACATTTTAAATAATTAGTATTTCTTTCAAAAATATATTCTGTTTTTCCACTACAAAGCAATTTATAAGATGAAATATTTTCACATCTTTCACAAGCATCTTTTATTTTACGTTTAAAATCATATTCATAATTATTAACTAAATCACACATAATATTTACCCCATCTCTTTTTAAATCATTTTTTGGAAATATTACCCAGCCATCTTTTTTATTAATTTTATTTTCATAAACCTTACGGAGAATGAGTTTGTTAGGTTTATAAACTCCAGCTGTTCCAATATTTAATTTTTTAATACTTCCAAATAAATATTCACATTTTTCTATTACTGCTATTGATTTATTATGCCACCAATTTATTCTACCATCTATTTCCATAAAAACAGCTTCAACACAATATGATTTAATGAAATTTAAAATGTCATATGGTAACGCTTCAATATTTTGTTTAAACCATAAATCAAAATATTTTTTCTGTATATTTAAATCTACAAGAACTTTTTTAAAACGATACCTAATACAACTACTAGCAAAATTAAGCTGTCCTAAATGGTCGTCTTTTTGTTGGCGGTATTCAAGTTCATATTGTCTTTTTTCATCTGCTAAATCACGTTTCATAATATTTATTTTATTTTTCAAATATATTTCTTCTCCATCACATAATAATCCTAATAATTTATTTTCTAAATATTTTATAAAATTTTCAATCTCACCAATTTTAGCTTGGGATAATAATAATTTGTTGTTATCAAAATTCATATTTTTTCTTCTTCTAACAACACGTTTATCAACTTTAACATTTTGATTGTCGGTATTCATTTTATGATTTGATATTTTATTTATATTGATATAAACTATTTCATATTTTTTATTTCAATATTTTTTTTTAATTTAAATGCGATGTCAGCACTTTTTTGTTTTGACAAATTTATTTTTTGAATTATTTATTTTTTGAAATACTTAATATAAAAAAAGGGTTACCCCTAAATTTTTATATTTTTTATAGAATAGAAACTAAAGAGAAACTAAAGAGAAACTAAAGAGAAATATCATACCTAAATCCTATCTTGAGTTCCTGATGTAGAGAGA